TCAGTTTGTGCCTATGTCAGGGACCTGGACAGGCTTGGCTAATACCTACACGTTTGACTATGTATTATTCATGGAAGAGGTAGAAACATCATGATAATTTATTACAACAACCTAACAGGTAAGGTATATGGGGCAATCATGGGCAGGGTACACAACGAGTTTGAACTGAAGCCAAACCTCATACAACCCAAAGGGGTAGAGAAAAAGTATGTATCTAGAAGTATCCTGGATCTAGAGAAAACACTGGAAATAGAGGAATATCTAGGAAAAAACAAGTTTAAGGTGCTAGATTGTGAAGTAGTACCGGATGAGAAAGGTGAGTTGTTTCTGAGAAAAAAGCTAAGTGGGGCTGTATAAGAACCTCAGAACACGATATAATTACACATATATGGCATATTCTAAATCTAGGGCTGCTCAACAGCTAGGTATTGGTAAGAAGGAATTTGAGAAACGTGCGGAGAGGGCGGGTTTTGATAATACTGAAGATTACTGGAACTCTATTGGTGGCGACTCAGCACCCCTACAACAGGCAATAACTAAAGAGCTTATAGCACTAGACAGGCAACTTGATGAGTTGGGCCCTCTGGGCTTAACTGATGAGGAAAAGCAACAGTTCTTAGAAAAGGCTATCCAAGAAGTACAACCTTATTACGACAGAAAATCCGCTGAATTAGAGGCAGGATTAAAAGAGGGTAAAGTCAGAACAGCCGAAGATATCTTATTAACTATAAGAGAAGTGGAAGAGGAAGTCTCAAGTGAACTAGCCTACTACGATTTACAATCAGCACAAACGGAAGAAGAATTTATAAATAGAATCTCTGACATTACGTCCACGGGAGAGGAAGACCTCGCCCTAAAGCAGAATGAATGGACACAAAGGCTTGAAGATGTAAGGACATCTCAGGTACAGGCAGGTACTTTAACCAGCGGTATTGGTGGTATTGAGAGACAAAAAGAAGAGACAACAAGAGAATTAGAGCTCCAGAGACTACAGAGAAGAACAGAGGCAGAGGCCACAAGAGTAGAAACTGGTAGAAAATACGACGTTGAAAACATCAGACTAGCTAGGGAAAAGGCAGAACAGGATAGAATAAGACAGATTGGGGATCCCGGCCAAACAGCAGCCACAAGGGCAGCAGCCAGGGAAACCGCAGGTTTAGGTGTTGGGGAAGAGCTAGGCTCCGTTACAGAGGTCGAAAGACTAAGGAAAGAAAGGGCCATAACCCCAGTTTTTGATAAGACCAGAATCACAGATTTAGAAGAAGAAAGAAGAAAGGGAGTAGAGTCCAGAAAGCAAGAATTACAGGCAGGAGAACTAGCCCCTAGAGAACAAGAACGAGAATTTCAAAGAGAAAAAGTTTTGGCAACCGCCGCCCAAAAGAGGCGAGAGTTGGACAGGTTGAGAGGATAATATGCCTACACAAGAATCTGATATTAGAAAAATAGAAGAACAAAGAAAATCCGCCGCAAGTACAGCAAGAGAAGCAGGTGGTTTTGAAGCAACAGCAACATCTCTACATGGTAATGTCATGGAAGCCGTTAGGGCTGACAGGGCACAGAGGGGTATAAGTACATTGGCACAAGACGTTGGTACAACATCCGGACAGCTAGTAAGTGATCCTATCGGGATTAAAGAACGTGCTGGAGACATAGTAGACCCTACAAGTGTAGACTTTTTAACATCAAGACAACGGGCACAAAACCTAGGAACACTGGGTACACAGGCCACAGCATTAACCCAGCAAGAAGGGGATTTAGCAGGCGTCATAGAAGCAGAAGCAAACTCACTTTTGGCACAAGCCAAGAGAAAGAGGGCTGAGGCAGAATCCGAGGCACAACAGGCACAAGATGCACTGGAGATGTTGAAGTTCCAGTCTGATGAAGAACAAAGAAGAATAGAGAACGAACTAGCTGAAAGAAGGTTCTCTGCACAACAGGCGGATAAGACAGCCCCAGGCACAGCAGAAGACTCAGCAGACTTCGGCTCTAGATATCGAACATACCTAACAGCACTGGAAGAAACAGAGGGTGCAGATATCCCCGGCTTTAAAGAAGACGTTATAGCCTTATCAGGAGCCGTTAGAGACGGTGCTATGACAGTAGACGAAGCTATGGAACAATTAGCATTGGTATATCCTATCTCTGTAGACCCAGCCACAGCGGGGAGGCAAGCCACTAGAAGTTTCAGAAGAGAATCAGTAAACAGTTTGGTAACTCCTAAAACAGGCTTACCTCAGACTCCGGCAGCCCTTGAATCCTATCTAAAAACAGGGGTAGTACCACCAGAACTCGAAGAACAATTTAAGGAGTTTAAAAAGAGGAACCCTTAGTTAAGGAGGTAAAATGGGAATTATTGCCGATAACCTCAAGAAACAAAAGGGAGAGTCACAAGAGAAGATAGAAAGCCTTCTAGACCTTGCTAGAGAAGAAGGTGTCCCCGTAGAAGAGCCCAAACCAAAAGTCTCACTTTTAAATAAAATATTTGGTGCTCTAAGCACCTTCGAAACAGCACCACTCGCCCAAAGTCTTCTTAGAGGGGAAGGATTTGGTGAGGCTTTAAAGAAACAGACTAAGGTTTCCGGGGAGAGAATCTCAGGGAAAGGTCTAACAGACGCCCCCACATACGAAGATATCCTGGAACAAGAATTTGGAGTAAAAGAAGACAGTGCTGCTGCCAGAATAGGCGGTCTTGCCGGAGATATATTCCTTGACCCCACAACTTATTTTGGTGGATTCCTTGCTAAAGGTGGAAAGAAGGTTGCCGGTAAGGTGGCTAAAGGTGTAGGTAAAACAGGTAAGATTGGTAAGGCCCTAAGAAAGGCCCCAGTCGTAGGTAAAGTAGTTGCTGGTGCCGACGAGGCCGCAGCTCTTGCTAGAAAAGCGTTTGACCCCCTGGCCGGTTTAGAGAAGGGCGGATTCAAAGAGGGTGCCAAGGTCAAAGAGGCCTTTGACGTCAGTCTAAAGAAGGGACGTTTCCTAGAAGGGGAAGCAGAAGAAGGTTTAAGAAAACTCATCACACCAGAGGTAGCAAAGACAGAGGACGCAGGAAGACTCGTAGGAGAAGCGTTAGAATCAGGATCCCTGGAAGCACTACCAGAACAACTAAAACCAGTAGGCGAATATCTACAAAAGGGTTTCAAAGACATGTTTGGGGAAGAAGCATCCGCAGGTCTTATTAAAAGTAACATAGATAACTATATGGCTCACGTCCTAACACCAGAAGCAAGAAAGTTCTTCAAGGGTGTGGATGGTGGTTTCGATCCTACAAAACTAGGTTTTAAAAAGGGTAGAAAGTTAGAAGGTTCCGCAGTAGAGGTGAACAAGAGTTACCGAGAACTATTGGAAAAGGCCGGAGTAGAGCCATTTGACCTATTTGAAGAAGACGCCTTAAAAGCATTTACAGTTAGAAAGAAGTCCAGCCTCAGAGCCCTAACACATAAGGGAATCGTAACAGATGCTGAGAAAGTATTTGGCGATACCGCAGAAGGCCTGTTAGGTAAGGGCGGTTCAAAGTTTGGGAACAAGATCATTCAAGACGGGGTACACTATGTTAAGACCCCAAGTGACGCTCTTAAATTTTTTGGCGACGATTTAGAAAAACTAAACAAACTTGGCGGGGATTTAGCTGAGGGTGTAGGGGAAAGATATGTACCAGAGGCCATAGCGGAAGAGCTAAAGGCCATGAACAAGTTATTTATAAACGACAAAGCCACTAATGAGTTGGCACAGAACTACGACAAGGCCTTAAACTTTTGGAAGAAATCCGTAACAGGGTTCTTCCCAGCATTCCACGGCAGAAACATGATGGGTGGTATGTTTAACAACTTCTTAGCGGGAGTAAAGAATCCTGCTAGATACGCACAGGCAGAGAAACTAGCCAGAGGTGCAGACGAAGCTATCATGATAGGTGGAAAGCAACTAGATATAGCTGGTAGGAAACAAACATACAAATCTCTATTAGAGCTTATGAGTCAAAGGGGTATTGTTGGGGGTCAGGGGTTCTTAGATATCGCTGCCACTGTAGACAAAACCACAGATGTTGCCAAGGCAGGTAAGACAGGTAAAGTTGGTAGGCTGGTATCTAAAGGGCCAGAAAATGTAATGAACGCCATTGAAACTCGCCTTAGAGGAACACTCCTATTAGACTCACTACATAAAGGGGACACATTCGCTGACGCTACAAAGAAGGTATTTAAATTCCACTTTGACTATGCACCAGAAGCCTTTACACCATTTGAAAGAAACGTCATGAGAAGAATAGTCCCTTTCTATACATGGACAAGGAAGAACATCCCATTACAATTTGAACAATTAATTGCACAGCCAGGTAAGTTCTCCGCCCTAGGTAAGGTTGGCAGGACAGCTAAAGGTGATATAGATGTAGAGGCACTACCAGACTATATGAAGGAAGGTTTCGTTATTAAGGCGGGGGAGAAGGACGGAGTTCCTAGAATCCTCTATAACCTAGGACTTCCTGTGGGAGACATAAACAAACTCAACAAGGCCGACATCACAAGCTTAATGAGCCCTTTCATCAAGGTACCTTTGGAATTAATAACTAACAAGAACTTCTTCTTTGATAGGCCCCTGGACCAATCCAACAGACCGCCTAAAGGGTTTGCCAAAGCACCCAAGATTATAAAGAACGCCGTAGGATATAACGAAAAAACAAAAGTTGCCGATCCAGTTAGATGGCATCTACTTACAGCAATGGCTGGGAGGTTCTTATTCACTGGTACAAGGCTTGCCGAGGGGGATAAGACAGCGGGCGTAACCTCATTGGAGCAACTGTTTGGTATTAAGTCAAAGAAATTAGAAGGTTCTTTTGACATTGAACAACAGAGAGAATATAGACAGAAAGATTTATTAAAAGAATTACAGGGAGAACTCAGAGATAAGGGAGTCCTTTATGAGACAAGTATATTTGGAAAGGCTAAGGTAAGATAATGTTACCTGAATGGCTAAGAAAATTATTCGGTGAGGAAGAGGAACCACGAGAACTGATACGTCCTTTGGCCGGAGAGCCTAGAGAAGTTCTAGGTGCCCAACAGCAAGAGGCACAAGAGAGAGTACAGGCTAAGGCAGAGGAACCAAAAGAAGGCTTCCTAAGCTCCTTGTTTGGGAGTAAAACCATAAGCAAGTCCTTTGACAGAGAGCCAGAGCCTCTACCAGATCTAGTAGATCCAGAAGCGGCGGCAAAATTTAATGAGGGAGTACGGCCCCAATCAGAAGATATAGGAACAAGAAGAGTTACAAGTCCCGACAATCCTTACGCTGAGTGGACAAAACAACAGCTAAAAGACGATGTGAGACCAGATGTTAGAAACTATTTAGAGAGTGCCTGGTTGCCTTTAACTAACAAATTAGGTATACCAGAGGAACTATCCGCGTCACAATGGGCCATAGAGAGTGGGAGACAGCCCAAAGATAACCCAGTAGGTCTTATGAGGAATAACCAATTACTAGATTACGGCGACTTATCTGACAACGCCAGGGCCTATGACGAGACACTACGGGATATCATCTCAACGAATATGGGAATGGATGAAGAATCATTTAAATATGAGGACTTTGATACCCAGACTTTATTACATTTTATGCAGTTTGACAGAGAAGGCCGCCCCGGCAAGAAAAGGTACGAGGCCCACATGCCGAATCCGCAGAATTACATAGACATGATCAACGCAATGCCCGAATGGAGGTACTACAGCCGCCCATAGTGCTGTATAATTAAAGTATATGAAGGACGTGCTTACAAAAGGTGAATTAAGATTCTGGTTAGGGCTATTTACGCTAGCTGTAACTGTAGTTGTATGGGGGGCTAAAATAGATAGTCAGGTTCAAGCTCAGGAGAGAAGAGACGACACCATAGAGGGTAAGCTCGATGTGGTAGTGGACAGACAGGTAAAAATAATGATCCACATGGGCCTTCAACCGTAATTTTAAACAAATCCATTATTAAATTGATATAATTAACACATGATAAAACTCCAAAAAGATCTCTTTGAGGGGGACTTCCCTTTAACTCAAGGCTTTGGCGAGAATCCAGACTGGTATGCCCCTTTTGGGATGCTGGGCCACAACGGAATTGACTACGGTACCGCAACCGGGACCAACCTATACTCCTGTATAAATGGGAAGATAATAGAAGTAGAAAATGACACAAGTGGTTATGGAAAGTACATAAAAATAGAAAATGACGAGTGCGGTGTCCTATACGCACACATGAGGGTTTTGTCTCCTTTGTCCGTAGGGTCAAAGGTAACCGCAGGAGATTTAATAGGAGAATCTGGTAACACAGGAAACTCCACAGGACCCCACTTACATTTTGGTGTATTCCCCAAACCAAGAGATAGAGGGAATGGTTACGCGGGGTATATAGATCCATTTAATAAGAATCAAATAGAGTGGGTTGAGAGTTTGAATAATCCACAAGATCCTTTGGATGAAATTGCGAGGTTAACTCAACAAGTTTTTGACTTAAAAGAGAAAGTAGAGGACGAAAGGTCTGAACATGTCGAAAAGATTGCTGCTAAAGACAAAATTATAGACCAGCAACAAAAACAGGGCCAGGAATTGACCGTACAGCTCATTTCAGCACGCAAGGGGACTGATGATGCCACCCAGCAGTTAAAGTTGATTAGAGACGAATATACGGCCTTCAAAGACGTGCATGCTAACTATGTGGTAGAAAATGACCTAAAAATAGGCGATTTGGATGAAAATTTGAAAAAAGAGAGGGAATTGGTGTTAAAGAGAGACGAAACTATCTCAGATTTGAAAATTGAGGTTAAGAGAAAGGTAAAAGAAATTGGTTGGTTCGAATTTATTTGGACCAAGATATTTAGAAAGGGGTGAATTTATGAAAAAAGTAAAAGAATTCTTAAAAATAGTAGCTGATATATTAAAAACTACTTGGAACAAACTTCCAAAGACAGCTAAGGTATTTGTGTATGTTTTCGTATCCTACACATTAAAAGCCATTTCCGTTGAACTGGGAATGCTAGAGGACAGTGCACTTGCAGATTACTTAGTCGGGGTTATCAACCTTGCTATAGTATTCATTCAAGAAGCCGTCCCTGCCGTTAAAGCTAAACTCGTCAAATAACAGTCTAGTAGACAAAGGAGGTACAAGATGCGTTACCGTATCAAGTTGACCTTGGTTTTGGTAACCCCCCGTAAGGCGGTTTTAACCCTGAATAAATACTTCAGGGCTTCCACCGTAGAAATAGCCCATGCTAGGCAAAACGCTTACATAAGGGCCATGACAGCAGACGGAAGTAAAATACGCACCCAAGTATCAGTCGGATACTGGGTAGGCTAACCAAAGGAGGTTACGATGTCGGAAGTAAAATTCTTACTAACGGCAAAAATATCAGCCACTCATCCCAGAACCGTTGGGATAGTGAAGATCACCCGTTCATTTAAGGGTGTTGATTCGGCGGATGCTTTTGAGAAATTCGACAAATTCATCGGAGAACTAAAAGCAGCCAAATACACTATTCTCTCTAAGAATATGAGAGGAAAAGCTGTATAAAGGAGGTGATCATTGGGCTTTCCAAAGGTCGTTCGGAAGATTATCTTCGGGCGAGGGGGGGCCAAGTGTCGAGATTGTGGAGTGAAATGGGGTCATCCTAACTTTGCTATGCTTGAGTGTCACCACATAGTTCCAACAAGCGAAGGCGGAAAGGATGATCCCAGTAACGGTGTATTGGTGTGTAGACCGTGTCATGCAAAAAGACATGAAAGATTATCTGAGATACATCGCAAGGCTGGTAGAAAGAAATTTGCTAACCAGAATGCGTATGCAGCTCGATTGATCCGACACCGCCCCTTCAAACGAAGAGGTTACGAGTAGGCCAGTTTAAGAATGTCACCCGACAGCTTAGATTGGCCCTCTCTTTTCAGAGGTATAGTATAGTTTATATGTGTTTTAACACTTATGCAAGTACCCCGACACATCTATTATAAAAGTGGTATAATCTTTGCATGCCTGACCTGCCAAAGGTTTTAGTTTTTGACATCGAGACGATGGCTAATCTAGCCTACGTTTGGGGGAAATACGAACAAAATGTTATCAGCTTCGAGAAAGAGTGGTACATGCTCACGTTCGCCTACAAATGGCTCGGTGAAAAGAAGTCCTATGTTAAGGCACTCCCCGATTACAAAGGTTACAAGAACGATAAGACTAATGATAAGAGGCTCTGTAAGGAGCTGTGGGAGCTTTTTGATGAGGCTGACGTACTCATATCCCACAATGGAGATGCATTCGATATAAAGAAAGCACAGGCCCGCTTTGCCTTCCATGGGTTTTCACCACCTAAACCGTTTAAAAGTATAGACACACTAAAAGTTGCCCGACGATATTTCAAATTTACATCTAATAAGCTAGACGACCTGGGTCATACCTTAGGATTAGGGGGTAAGATAGAAACAGGGGGATGGGAGTTATGGAAAGGGTGTGCTGTTGATGACGACCCTAAAGCCTGGAAGAAAATGAAACTTTACAATAAAAGGGATATTACTCTACTTGAGGACGTATATATGGAGCTTAGACCTTGGATGAACAACCACCCTAACTACAACATCTATATGGACACACAATATAACTGCCCCGTGTGTAATAGTGACAACCTACACAAGAGAGGCTTCGCCCCTACAAGGGCTTCTAAACAGCAGAGGTATGTGTGTTTGGATTGTGGTACCTGGTCACAGGCACCTGTAAGTGGCCGTGGAGTAGTACGTTAAATAACACCACCATTAAAAATTAAAGTGGGATCAACCTCAGTAGTTTTATTCTTAGACTTGGGAAAGAAAGCTTCCATGTGGGCTTGCATAGCTCTAGTAACAGCTTTACCATTTTTTGCCGTTCGGATTTTCATCCCTGTTATCTTTAAAGATTCTTCTTGGCTCATAGACAGATTAAACAAAACCCGCAATGTGGACATTTGTTTAGTATTCCTTCAATTATTTCATTACAGTTTAAGCACAATTCCATATTTATAGACGTCGTTATTTCTAACACCCCTTCAATGTCGTTATTTCTATGTAGTTATAGGGTAAAACCCTGGGGAACTATGAGATACGCTAGGATTAACGACCTCCCCCTAAATCCCCCTCCCGGAGACATATCCTATTCGTAGCCGTTTCCTAATCATATGATTGAGGTATCCGTATACTGAATGAGGCCTATCTATTGTAGACAGGTTCTTAAAGTTAATGGACATATTAACTCTAACAATCCATCTAAAAATTTTGGCAAATTCCAGTTTGCAAAGGCCAGCCACTTGTGAAGTTTCACTAGGGTCCTTCCAAAGTATATCTTGGTGACACGCCTGCGGACTTACAACCTTTGTTTACTGGATACTGGAGTCAGTAACCCCAAGATTCAGGCAACAAAAATACCACCTGTTGCGGTGGTTGTAGTATTTGCGGTTTGATTGTATAATATGGGCATATTCACAGTAGAATAATATTACATTAGCTCTCGCAAATTCGCAAGAGCTTTTGTAAATTTTACCTATAACATCTATCTAAATCACTCTCATAAGACTCTTGAAGACGATCTGCGTTGTAACTAGGTAGTGAACAGTCCACACCTAAGCCTTTGTCCTCACACTCTCTGTCCCACCAAGAATCGTAGGCGGTGAAAGCGTCAGCTTCACAGTCAATAAGATCTATCTCAGCTTGCATTTCATCACGACGGTCCTTCTCGAATCTAGCCTCTTGTCTCTTAGTAACCCCATCGGAGTAAATAAAAGTTGCCAAAGCTAATCCTAAAGCTATTATAATTGCTATCTTAATGTTATCTTTCAGTTTAATACACCTCCCCATCCCATGTTAACTTCTCTTCGAACTTCTCACCGGGCCTCCTACCGATAATCTCAACTTCAACATCCTCTGTATCAACGCCCATCTTGTTTACAAGTTGACCAAAAAGCTGGATTAGAGACAGTTTATCGCATATAGGTATAATAACCTCATTTCCGAATAGAAAACCCTCCCAGATCTGTTCTACGGCCTCAGAGGCATCAATGTAGTAACGTATCATGTCCGGATCAGTTATCTTTACGGGAGAACCTTCTTTTATTGCCTTTTCCCAGATGGGAAGCACACTCCCATTGGAGTTTAGTATGTTTCCTAGTCGTGCAAAGGACCCGTCATATTGATGGCAAAGGGCCTCTCCCAGTGCTTTGGTATACCCGTATACGGAGGTTGGCTCCACAGCCTTGTCAGTTGATATAAATAGTATATCTACCCCGTTATCGTAGGCGTTCTCAAATAATTCCGCTGTCTTTATCACGTTGTTCTTAACGAAGTCATGTGGATACTCTTCCCCTAGGTTAACGTGCTTATGTGCTGCACAGTGGATAACTAAATCCATTGGGTAAAGGCTAAAGTCCCAGTAGTTAAAGTCCTTGAGATAGACCTTTATGTCTGGGAATTCCCTCTTAAATCTAGCTACGTTCTCTTCACTGTGATCTATACCCACCACTAAATGGTGTGGAGATAGATATTTGGCGAACTCTGTTCCCAAAGTTCCTGATATACCTGTTATAAGTATGTTCATTCAAACTCCTTTACTAAATTTTCTAATTCTTCTATTGTCCATTGGGTGTAGGGTATAGACTTCTTCTCTGTAAGGTATTCTTTATCTTCTGGTCGATGGTTACCTAACCAATCGTCCTCAGCACCCCAGAACCAACCCCCTAAATTGAATTCTACGCAGTTATTAGGGATCCCCATGGTGTGATGGGTAGGACATACCCACAATCTATTTCGTACGTCCCACTTGGTCCCCTTGGCCTTACGGCCTATGATGTGGTGGGGGTGTAGTTGGCTGTAGTTCACCCTTTCCGACTTAGGTAGGGTGGTACAGATCTCACACACTGCGTCCTCTTTTCCACTACTTTTCCACAATTTATCCAGCTTGGTCTCTAGTTGTTTTCTTTTAGTTTTCTTTTTTCTCATCTGGCAGGTCAGTTATTGCACAGCTAGTGGTTAATAACAAAGTAGCTACTGACTCAGCGTTCTTTAACTCTGAACACACAGCCTTAGCAGGGTCTACAATACCCTCGTCTAACATGTCCGCATGCTGCATCTTGATAACATCGACTCCGTAGGCACCCCCAACTCGTTCTAATGTGGTGTCTAAGAGATCTTCTTCCCAGAACTTCCACCAGTCTCGGCCTTCGATACCAGCATTCTCTAGGATTCTAACCAAAGGTACCTTGATAGCTTCTCTGATGATTATTGAGCCGGTGTCATCTTCCTTGAGTTCTCTTGATGCGTTCCATAGGGCTAGTCCCCCTCCGGCCACAACACCTTTGTCCACAGCAGCTTTTGTAGCATTGACCGCGTCCTCTACCCTTAATTTCTTTTCTTTTAATTCTGATTCTGTTGCCGCCCCAACTGAAATAACGGCCACACCACCTGCTAAACGGGCTAACCTTTCGGCTACCTTTTCGCGGGCATAGTCGGTTTTCTCTGCTTTTACTTCTTTGGTTAATCTTTCAATTCTGTTATCGATCTCCTTCTTATCCCCCTTACCACCTACAATGATGGTGTCTTCTTCTGTAGAGATCACCCTATCAGCACGACCTAGGTCTTTTACTGTTACAGCTTCAATCTTACCCCCAGCTTCCTCCGTAATAAGAGTTGCTCCTGTTAGGATACAGATATCTTCTAGTGTTTGACGCTTGGTTTGTCTTGCTCCCGGTGCTTTAATGGCGAGAGACTTTATTTTACCCCTGATCTTATTGACTACAAGTACCGCTAGAGCCTCTTCTTCGATGCTCTCTGCGATAACTACGATGTCGTTTGAGGTCTTTAGAAACCCCTCTAACATAGTCATAAGCTCAGGTGCGTTACCAATACCAATATCCGTTACCAATATATAAGGGTCATTAATTTCGGCGGTTTTCTTATCAGGGTCTGTAATAAAGTAGGGGGATAGGTATCCTCTTTGGAACTGCATACCTTCTTTATACTCAAGCTCCATCCCAAAGCCTTGGGACTCATCTACAGTAATAACCCCAGTGTCTCCTACCTTCTCCATAGCATCGGCAATCATTTCGCCAATCTCTGCATCCTTGGCGGATACTGTGGCTACTTGAGCCTTTTCTTCTTTTGTTGATATAGGAATGGCTGTTTTCTCAATGTGGTCAGTGACCTTCTTAACAGCGTTCTTTAGCTCACCCTTTAAGATCATTGGGTTCTTACCAGCGTTTACCTCTTGTACACCAAGATCCATGATAGCCTCAATCAATGTAACCGTAGAAGCTGTACCATCCCCAACCTCTTTGTTGGTTTTAGCAGCACCCTCCAATGTTAATTGGGCTGCCATGTTCTCGTGTCTGTCTGCAAGGTCTATATTGTCTGCGACAGTAAACCCGTCATCAGCCATCTCAGGAGCACCAAAGCCTTTATCTATGGCTACTGGTCTTCCCTTGCCCCCTAGTGTAGGTATTACAGCACGGGCTACTCTACTCACACCGGATCTAAACTTCTTTAAAACTTCTTCATCGTAAATAATGTCTTTGGGCATATTACTCCTTTGTTGCGAGGATATGTTCCTCTTGAATTAAAATATACTTCTTGCCTTTGTCTTCTACCTCAGTGCCTTCCCACTTCTTGTAAATAACGACGTCGCCTTCATTTAGTACGGTGGGGAAGCCCCGGTCTGTGGGGTTTATACTGAGGCTCAACTTCATACCCATTGAGACAACCTTACCTTCTGTTGGTACCTCTTTGGATGTCTCAGGCATTATTAATGCCCCGTCTTTTTCTATTGGTTCTATTAAAATGTAATCTGCTACTGGCTTAATCATATTATCCCCTCTTGCTCGAAGAAGGCATAGATCTCAGGACCCACCGAGTCCACTAGATTTTTACCCTTCTCTCGCAACTTCTCTGAATTATGTACTATGCACCAGTCTGTTTTCTTATTGTACTGGTCCCACCTAATAACGTAGGCTTTATCAACATCTATATTAGCAAGTTCTGCTATAAAAAAGTAGAGCGGTATTTGGTATGTTCTGGCGTGTTCCAAGGAGTTTGACACTCCCGTTTTGAACTCATATAAGGTATTGGTACTCACGTCCATGCAGTCAAAGATCCCTTTTATATCAAACATCTCGTTGTATTTGACTACTACCTCCCTCTCCGGCTGTGGTAGTTTCAACTCGGCATCAAAGAACCACTCAGGAAAGGTATTATATTTACCTATATGCTCTTCTATTTCTTGGTGTATTTCTCTACCCTCTTTCATCTGACGGGTAATGGGACGGTCAAGGCGACAATAGGTACTAACTGCACCATCAACGTCTCCACGCTCCCATAAATACATCAAACTATGTGATAGTCTTATTTTTTTCATGTTGTTTTCTAGCTCTTTCTTTGGATCTTTCGACACTACAATCCATACACCATATCGTTTTAACGTGTCGGTGGGATATATCGGCCCCACACTTACAAAGTCTCTTACTCATCGGCCTTATAGGAAATTGATAGTTGGTGGTCTCTGTCAGCCTCATAAATGCCGTCTGGTAGCTCCCCTACCTCTTTAAGGTACTCTTCTACCTTGCCGGTATCTATGTTGTACCACACCTTCTCTATAAGGAATGGCTCTAACTCCTCTCTCTTGTTTAATACGAACTTGTACTTCTTACCGTATTGACGGTATGTACATCTAACTTTATCACCGATGACCCCCTTGAAGTTAGGGTTAACACTCTCGCCCGCTTGGGCTATACCCTTCTTTACACTGTCTACAGCCTCTTCGATCATCTTTTGAGCCTCTAATAACTTGATTAAATGGTCTTCGGCTTCCGCTTTAAAGACGAACTTGTCGCCCTCTTCAGCTAACAGTGCTATCTCTTTAGGATCAACGGTGATGAGACTCACAGAACAATCCAATCCTCCCCTAACATATCAGGGAGCCTAACCGTAAAGTTAGATACTTTGTTGTCTATATGAATCTTTAGGTACTCATCAGCGAGGTAAACACACTGGTGTATGTCTTCCCACTCAGCCTTGGTGACTCTTTTACCGTCAACCACAGCCTTCATGGCCTCAAAGAAGTCTACCTCATCCTCGTATTCTTCCTTTTTTATTGTTGGCACTGGAGAGGCACTCATTTAATCAGTTCTCCTATAAGGATACCAATCCAGAAACTAACTAAGAATACTTGGTATAAGCTCCAAGATAGGAGTGTCCACATTACTACCTTATTGGCTTTTGTTTCTATCTTAATCATTTACCTAGTACCCCACCAATAACCTCAGATGCTTTCACTTTGTTCATTCCCTCTTCCCACAAGCCCTTTTCTTTTAATACTCTCATTTGGGCCTCGGTTGCAGGGGCATCGCTACCACCTGTAGGAGCTGCTGTACCGCTGTCTAACCAGTCAATGAAGTCACAACCACTTGTTTGCTTGGTAGTGAAGTCATATTTACGGTTCTCACACTCATGGAAACTCTTACCCATCTTTGTGGTTTTGTCCAAGAGCTTACCACCGTCCTTAGGGCACATCTTACCCTCTACATACTTAACAGGTGCTTTAGCTTTGCCACCCCCGTATGATCTAACTTGTTTTGTGTATCCTAGATCCATTAGACTCTCTTCTATTGTTATCATCTCTTGCAATAACTCCTTAGAGTCTTCATTCCTCACTGTGAATAGAACACCCAATCCCTTGGGGCTAGTTAAACTATATGTTACGCTTGCTGGTGCCTCTGTATGCGTCACCTTCTTTTTTGCTTCAGCCATTATTTGTCCTTTAATAATTTATTACGTTCTCTATTAACTATGTCTTGCAGACGTTTAATAGACAGATTATAGTCAACAGAAAGCTGTCGGTAGGTAGTACCGGCCTCTTTCTTCTTGTGTATCTCTGTATTACGCTTTGTTTTAGTAACTACTGTCATAAATACCTTTCATAACTTGTATAACCTATATTACAGTGTTTCGGCGTGGTGTCAACCTTTCCCACCCATAAACCATAGGAATGACACACACCCTACCACTATCAGGATAGATTCAATCACGATTGCACCTACCTAATAGGTAACACAAGGCATTTGCTATAACTATTGCTATAAATAACTTCATTCTAATACCTCCTCATGTAACTTTCTTTGTTCGGCTACTGCTTTGTTGTGCCCGCTACAGTCACATTCTCCAGCAGCTATATGTCCCGCGCAGGTCTTGCAATGGGTTTCTCCCCCCATGTCTTTCTCTTCCAACGCTACACTATCTAGTATCTCTTTAACCATAGACTCTATGAAGTTCTCTAGTTCCTGACTGCTAAAGGCAATAGGAACACCAAGCTTCTTAGTCTCCTCCAGCCTTTCTGGTGTCATTTCCAATACCATAACTCTGTACGCCCACTCTTGTAGTATTAACTTAGCCTCTTTTTTATAGTCGTTTGGGGTTTTCATTCCAATACTACCTCCCATTCACACCAAGACTTATCTGTAGCCCTTTCGATTAATACCTCTAATACATCAACAACATCGTCTTTGTGTACATTCTCTAATACCAAGGTCTTTAAATCAGCATCAACCATAGCCCCATTGCTTAGATCAAGAAGTATTTCCTCTTGCTTCTCATTACTTAGGTCATTAAACCTTATTATGTAGTGCCTCTTCATTTGTACCTTCCTCGATATCTCTATCGTTAACTTGTGCATTAATATCATCCCAATACGCCATCTCATTGAGCTTCTCAGCCTCTGTAAAGGCCTCAAAAGTCATAGGCTTCACACCCTCCTTGTTATATAGGCCTAATAGCCATCTTAATCTATGTAGTATATTCATTTTACCTCCCATAATTAACTTTGTTATATATCTTTGCATCTACCTCTACTATCTTACGGGTCAAGCGGCTCAGAACCCCCTTAGAGGCTTTCTGACGCTGTAACTGACCCCTTAACATCACTAGATCAGATCTCTTACGTTGTAACTCTCTCATAGCCTATCCTCGTATATGTTGCCTATTACTTCCACGTCTTCCTCTGTCCATTGTTCCCTACCTTGTAGGAACCCAACATGCTGTAACCACTCGACCATATTATCTACTACCTCTACCCTTACCTCTATATTTGTTTCTTTAACAATATCTCCCTCATATATCTCTTGACCTTCTGGGTACTCCTCAGTTCTTTTTGAGTCTTTGAGTCCTGTGTATTGCATTACCTCATACTTGGTTAGGTCGTTACCGTACTCCTCCTCATGGTTTGTTCCGAAGAATATATCCCCAAAATAACCGAGGTCGTACATTACTTTATTCTCTTTATCCCAAGCTCTGAATTTAATATCTCTCATAGTGTCACCCACTTTTGGTTTAAATAGGATAAAACACCCGCTATCTGTTTAGCTTCCACCGTATTTTTGTTTGGTAGGCTCTCGTAGCTTTCAAGCCACCAAGCTATTAATCCTTCTACTTCTTCTTTGTTCATACTATCTTTCTGAGTAGGTGCTAGGGAGTTGCTCCTAACACCTACACTTCAACTCTATAGTTGCAACTCTATCCCTCGTTAATTGTCTCCACCAGTTCCCTAAAGTCAACCTCCTCCAACGTGCTATTTGCTAGGTCAGCAGTAAATAGGCTTGTTGTGTCTACCATGTTGTAGACGTATGTCTTCAACTCCTCATGATCCAGTCCTTTGGCGGCTTCCTGTGTCTCCTGTGTGTTGTCTATATGTACAGCTACCAACCAAGTCTCGTAGTTCTTATATCCATTGTATCCATTCATTAGTAATCACCACCTCTCTATAACTTACTACTTGTATACCTAGTATAGATAGTACACGCATATTGTCAAGGACTTTCTTGGTACTTGTAGAACTAGATAGACCCTACAACAACAGCATTCATCCAAGGCATTACACCCTCACTATATGCTTAAAAATGGATTAGAGAGCATTCTACAGCCTCGCTTTCCACCCCAAACCACTAGAAACCCTCAAAAACAACATAAACACACTATAAAGAGATAGAAGTAATGGGATATACAACTTATTGGGACTTAATATATCCCGCATATTACCCGCATAACAGATTGGGTAACACAACTATCTGCATGGAACCCTCAAAGACAATGTAAATGGTAAGTATAAGAGTGTATATAGATATAGAGTAGAGTATCAGCATTCTAGCATGCGTGTTCTCCACCACCTCACTGACACTAAACAAAGCTATCACAGCAAGGAAAGGTAGGGGGGGATAGGTAGGGATGGGACTGGATTTGGTAGTTATTTATATCAACCCCCACACTATTATGTAATATTTTTATAGCTTTACATAAGTCAGACAATAGGGTAAGATAAAGACATGGGAATTAAAAATATAAAATATTATTTAGCTAAAAAGCTTCTAGGTATAAGCAAAGACTCGGTTTTCGGTTGGGTAGAAGTATGGCCTTACCCAGATAATGAGGGCAATTTAGACTTTTTATTAGAACAACTTAAAGGAGATATGTTAAAGGAGCTCAATGCGAGAAGTTAAAATTAGAAAATTCTCCAGGAACTTAAAAGAAGAACTGCTAGATTTGCCTGTCATGATCACAAGATTCGGTAAACCAGTAGCTTATGTTTTAGACCCCAACGCAACTCCAGGTTCTATTAGGGCTTATGAAATGGGGATAGAAGCCATGGGAATACAACCCATAGCAGAAATAGATGAACCTACAACCACGGTAATTAGTGTCGAGAAATCCGAGGGTATATATTCTGAAGAAGGGCCCTATAGTGCGAATCTTAGTTAAGTACGTTAAGAAGGCCAGTCAGTGGTGTGTAACTACATTTGAGGTCACAAAGGATAAGAAGGGACACAAACAAAAACAGTATTGGTTTAGCTCCGAAGAGGAAGCTAGGTCAAAAGAAGGGGAATTAAATGAATGATATAAGAGAAATAATAAAAGAGGCTTGGGACGATATACCAGATATGGCTATAAATGAGATTTTAGGTAAACTAAGCCCCCTAGAGAAGCAAATACGCAAAGAGGCGGTAGAGGGGTTTGCTTCAAAACTGGGTGCTGCTTATAAGGAGTTCAACCCTGCAGCTGGTTTAGAAGGTTGGAACGCGTTTGAAGACTGGTTAAGTGAACAATACCTATCGGAGGAACAGGGGTGATGTTTAGGAGTATACAAAAGCTAATAAAGGCCTTAGAGATACACAATAAACGTGGTCTTAAGGCAACAGATAAAGAGAAGGAAGAACGTGCTAGGCTGGAGTGTAAGGCTTCAGTGAGGATATAATGTTCCTGAGTATGTAGAGCGAGTGTGCTAACCAACAGGTGATATCAGTTGGGATATATTTGGCAATGAAGTCACTTTGCCTCGCTCTATATGTTTAGGAGGTGAAAATTATGAAAGAAAACATAACACTAAAAGAACAAGTAGATATACTAGCTAAATTCCTTATGGACGAGTTTGGGGGCCCACAAGAGAATGAGGGTGCTATTGAAATGGCCATTAGGTTGTTGAAAGCACATAAGCCCGTTCCAGTCGGGATGGAGATAAAGTAAAGTAATGTTTAGGAGTAGAAATGTAGTTACTATTTAACACTAAGATTAGAATGATTATAACAATGGCACAAAACGGAACACTATTCGCAACATCTATAATATATATAGCTGTTATAATATTGTTGGTAGTTTATATAGGAAACAAATGAAGAAAAACCTGTCAGCAAAACAAAAACTAGTAGCAGAAGACATAGTAGAGAAGATTAAAAAAGGCGAGAAGCCTAACCCAGTAGAGTCCACAAAGAAGTTTTATAATGTAACCACAGAAAACTCAGCCAGATCAATGACCTCCCAAAATTTTGCGAAACCTGAATTTAGAAAGTATCTAATGGATGGACTTCACGAGAAACAGATAGTCGGCCCTAACTCCAAGGTTGAAAAGCGATTAGAAGAGGGCTTAGAGGCCACCAGTGTTATAAAAGGGGGGGACCTAGCAGTAGACTATAGAACTAGGCTTGCTTATATCCAAGAAATTAACAAAATATTAGGGGTTTACGCCCCACAAAAGGTAGAAAAGAAGACCCTAAACCTCTCCTTAGATGTCTCAGAAGAGGAATTAGACGAGAAGATTCGAAGGCTAAACCAAGAACTGGAATCCTAGAGGTCCTTGGGATATACTTTAGTCGGAAAAGATGAGAGTCACTTTTAGAAGGCACTTATTAAATCACCTGCTCCCTAGCTGCGGTTTCGACTGCGGCTAGTTCTGTTTTACGAAGTCATGACATGGTATACTTTCGTTATGTACTGTATAGCCTGTCAAGAGCCCGTCCAAGCGGTAGCCATCTTCGACGGCGGAAAAGACGCTCCTTTTTGTAATAATGGAGCATGTCCAAGATTTGGGCTAATATCCATAATTACTACACCAGAGCCCGCCAAAAAAGATGAAAAAGAAAATAAAGAAGATAAACATAAGAAAGTTTAGTAGGAGAATATACTCCTATATTGGAGACCTCCCTATAGCTGTTTATAATAAGAGAACTGGAGAAACTATGTTTTTAGTTATACCTGTGAAGGATGGTGATAAATATGAGATATAAGCCCAAAATGTTACACAACCCAACCGATGAAGTAAAAGAGTTTAGATGTGGTGGAGAGACCTTCATATTCCAACCAGGAGAAAAAAGAATCCTAGACGGAATGGAGTCAGACCATGCACTAAAGAAAAACGGCCTAGGACTTGTTGAGTTCACAGGCGGAGAGACAAAGGTCGAAACACCCTCAGAACCAGTAGATATAACGACGTCTGAGGTTGACTATGACAAAGTTCCTTGGAAAACCCTTGTAGCCATAGGATCTAAGGCTGGAGTTTTCAGGCCTGGAATGAAGAAGGACGAGCTTATTACCGCCTTAAAAGGACTAGATGAGTAAACGCGAACTCTATGAAAGTTTATTATTAAAAAAGAAGGCCAAGGGGCTCGATGATCTCTATTATTTCAATAAATATATAATAGAATCGGACCCCGGACGCCAAAAGTACCTTGTAGACCATGTCCATGGAGAGTGGACTGATTGGTACAAGAACTCCACAAAACGAATTAAAATGATATTGGTCCCGCGGGCGTGTTTTAAAAGCACGTTCTTTACCGCTGGGAGGACTCTACAGGCACTTTGTGAGGATAGAGGTAGTAGGATACTAGTAGCTAACGCAACTTTAGCCAACGCCCAGAACTTTATGGGTGAAATTAAAGAACATTTACGAAAAAACCCCCAACTTATTGAGTTATATGGAGAATTTTACGACAAGTCCTTGAAGTGGAATGAAGATGAGATAGAAATTATAGGGCGACCTCTTTCAGTCAGAGAACCCTCAGTCTCAGCAGCAGGAGTAGGAGGAAACCTTGTTTCTAGGCACTATAGTATGATAATAGCTGACGACTTGGTCAACCTAGAGAACTCCGCTACAAGGTATCAGTCAGATAAAGTCATAGATTGGTGGAAACGGGCCTTTTCTTTACTCGATTACGATGGAGAAATGATAATAATTGGCACACGCTGGTCCTACTATGAGCTATATTCATGGATTTTAGAGAAAATGCCTGATGAAGTTGACGTTTATATTAAGGGGGCATACCACCCAGACGGTAGTTTGTACTTTCCAGAGCTTTTAAGTGAGGAGAAGTTAAATGAATTAAGAAAATTGCAGGGATCCTATGTGTTTTCCTCGTTTTATTTGAACGACCCGGTCGACGAAGAGAGTGCTTTAATTAAAAAAGACCAGATTAAATATTGGGGAGAGGGCGAAGATACAAAATTGCCGAAAAGTTTAAATATATTCTCTCTCTGCGACCCAGCAGTAAGCCAACACGCTGACGCAGACGAGTCCTGCATCCTAACCGTAGGGGTAGACTCATTAAATAACTGGTATGTCCTAGAAGCCAGGACCGGCCAGTGGACCGTTGGAGAACTTATAGAGCAACTGTTCTCGGTTCATGCCTTATGGAAACCACTCTCGATGACAATAGAGGTAATCGGGCAGGCCCAGGGGCTTATGACCCCAATTCACGACGAGGAAAATAGAAGGAACAAATACCTGCCTTTAGTAGAGATTAAATCTAGGGGACATGTTACAAAACAGATGAGAATTAGGTCAGTCCTCCAGCCTAGATTTGAGAGGGGTAAGGTTTTCATTAAAAGAGATATGTTTGAATTAGAAGAACAAATACTAAAGTTTCCTAGAGGACGTAGAGATGATATGATCGATGCTTTGACGGACATGGACGAGGTAGGATTTGAAGCAGACCCGCCGGAGCAGGCACAAAGCCTATCGGGGAATTATTTTGAAGACTTACTAAAGACACAGTCTAGTAGAAAGAAAGGCCCTATTGATCCCTTTATGGGTGAGAACTACTAGGGTATAATTAACACATATGGACTTTGTACTACTTTTTATTATAGTGCTTCAAACAGCCTACATAGTTTATAAGGATATTTCTTTCGGTAAGGAGAGAGAAAGACACCTTCTAAAGATAATGAGCAAGGACGTAGTCGAATATAAAGAGGCCGTTGAAACTGTAGCGGAAGATACCGAGAAGGAGCCGGAACAAGAGATAGTTCCAATCGAGGAGATTTCTATAGAGGAAATGCTTTTGGCAAAAGATAACACATGATAAAAGTAGACAAGAAAGAATGGAAGAAACTAGACGATAAGGAGAAGATTTCTTATTGCGACTCTTTACTGGAAGACGCCAAGTCAGCCAGAGAGAAAATGGACCTTGAGTGGTACCTAAACCGTATGTTCGAGGACGGAAAACACTATCTTTCCTACAACACCACACTTAAAACACTAGAAGCTAACCCACCTAAAAGAAGAGGTGAGGTTAGAATGGTTGTTAACAAGATACGTTCTTCAAAGAGGGCTATACAGAACTATGTTACTGGTGACAGACCAAAGTGGGACGTTACCCCAGGGGACATAGACCAAGACACAGTAGCCAATGCCAGAAGAGTAGGTAAGGTTATGGACTCCATATTTAGAAAACTACACCTAGAGGCTATGATTAATGGCGTCGTAGACACAGGACTTAACACCTCAGTTGGAATCGTAGAGATAGACTGGGACGAGGAGGCAGAGGGCGGACAAGGACAGGTTCGTGTAAGAAATCACGATCCATTTGACGTTTGGATTGCCCAAAACTCCTATCTATATGGTGGAAGGCTTGTTTCAAGTTTTGCCGCAAAAACCCCAAGAAGAACACTATCCTCTATCGCAGTAGACGAGAGATATAACAAGAAGGCTAGAGATAAAGTAAAGGCTGACGAAGAATTAGCAGTTTCAAGATTAAAAGCAAAGATTATTAGAAAAGAGAACAGCGAGAAAGAAGAGAAGGTTATTAAGAGGGCCACCGTTAAAGAGTTCTTACTTTGGGACGACGAGAAGAACGAAAAGGGTGGAAACATAAAACTATTCACATATGCGGGCGGTGAGGTCCTAAGAGAAGAGGATCTACCTGAGAGAGAGTACCCATTAATCTTCTTCCAGATCTCAATGAACCCATTGAAGGTATATCAGAGATCCTGGATGGCAGACGCCATTCCTTTAAATAAAGCTTTAGACAGATCCCTTTCACAAAAGATAATGTACGTTAACCAGGCGTTGGTTTATAGAATCATTGCCGACAAAGGCCATGGGGCCGGAGTGGTTTCAAACGAGGCCGGAGAAATTATCGAGATAAACAAAGGCAGAAACTTCCAGCAGATGACAATGAACCCATTGCCTACAGGGTTTGACTCCCTTTCTGGAGAATTAGGGCAATATATAGAAGACACTTTAGGTGCCCATGACGCTGCTTTAGGTAGGTTACCAGCAGGTGCCAGGTCAGGAAAGACGCTGGAAGCCCTACAGGCTGCCGATGCTAACAACCTTACTGGATTAACTCAGGCATTAGAATCTTTCCTATCAGTCGTTGGAGAAAGAATCATAAATATAATCGCCGACAAGTATGTAGCTTCTAGGGTTATGAAAATAGCAGAGCCAGAAGAAGGACAGAACTTCGTGAAGGTACAGGGTGAAAACGGACAATTAGAAAACGACGTAACAACAATAACTAAGGATAACGAGATAATCGTTAAAATAGGATCTTGGTTGGGACACACGCAAGAAGCCAAGAGAGAAACTATT